CAAATAGTAGTTTGGGAGTATTTTGGAAAAACAGAAAAAGAATATTATGGAATGGAGGGATAATGATAGAAGGAACATTAGGATTAATACTAGTATTGTACACATTGTACACAATAATTAAATCAATATTAAGATAAAGGAGAAAAAATGGAAGAAAAAAGAATGACAAATACGGAAGTCATAGAACTTATAAAACTAAAGGATATGCAATTTCATAACTTGTACTTACAAGTACATGATAATAGCAAAAAGATAAAACAAATAGCAGAGATGATTGAATCTATTGCTAAAATATTAAAAGAAGAAAGGGGAAAAGATGGCGATACACATCAAGGACATAAAGCAAGCGATAACACTAATAAAAGAAACACAAGTAAGTCTCAGAAGATTATCAAGGATGATAACAAATGAAGATTTGAGGACCCTATCAGAAAAGGTTGATAGGTTTCTTGAAGAGATAGAAATAGATGTATATAGTGATTGAGACACTATTGAGAATAAAAATAAATGAAAATAATATTAGGAATAAATAATAACAAATAATAATATACATGCTAGGATATGTATATATGAAAGGAAAACATATGAAAGATAATGAATTAGTAACCTATCAAGTAAAAGTAAGCAAGGAAAAGTGGAAGACATTCAAGGGATGTTCTTACATTTTAGGCTTTGATACGGTAAATGATTGTTTAAATCACTTAATTGATGATTGCGTAAAAAGGGCTAAAAATGGTGGTTAAAAGTCCAATTGATATAGAGGGTATATACAACGATTATCTCAACAATAAACAGGAAGAAAACCGCTTAAAGCGATATGCTGGCAATGAAAGTTGGTACCATGCAAGCGGAGCTGGTAGTTGTTCAAGAAAATTGTACTTTGAATCTGTAATGCAAGTAGAACCAACAAATCCATTAGACGCAAAGACGAAGAGATTATTGAGGCTTGGTAATGTTGTGCATGATGATTTTGAAAAAGCCCTTCACTATTATAATAGAGATAATAATAGAGATATCTCTAGTGAAAAAGAAAAAGAAAATAAAGAAAAAGAAATTAAATTCCATACTGAAGGAGAGATAAGAATCGAAGAGTTAAACGTCAGAGGTTTTTATGATATCGTAGTAGAGGGAGAAAAGGTTTACCTGTATGATTTGAAAACTTGTGGTGGTTATGCATGGAAGATGAAGTTTGGTAGAAAGCCTGCTTTTAATCCTTCTATCCACTATGAATTGCAACTTGGTACATACGGGTATGCAGTGAAGCAACAGTTCGGTAGGCTTGATGGAATGTTTTTGTATTATTACAATAAGGATACGTCCATGATGAAGGCAACGTCGGTACCTTTAACATACGTTTCAAGAGCCTACTTGTTCTGGAGTAACACAAAAGACGAACATGAACAAGGATTGCCACCGTTTAGAAAAGGTGTATCACCTGTACAAGATTGGCAGTGTAATTACTGTCAGTTTCTAGACCATTGCAATCCACAACGATAAGGAGTGAATATGAGTAAAACAACACAAAGCACATTCATGAAGCTCTATAAAACAGACGTAAGTAAATATCAGAAGAAAAAGGGAAAGTTTACTTATTTGTCTTGGGCAGATGCATGGGCATTACTTAAGAAAGAATGTCCTGATGCTCGATATGGGGTAACAAAAGCAGAGAATGGTTCACCGTTCTTTGTAACAGAGTGCGGTTATTTTGTTGACGTATGGGTAGAAGTTGATGGTATATCACTATCACAGATACATCCTGTGCTTGACAATAGAAATCAACCAATAAACGAACCAAATGCTTTTAATATCAACACAAGCATACAAAGAGCTTTAGCTAAAACTATTGCATTGCATGGATTAGGATTATACATCTTTGCGGGTGAGGACTTACCTGAACCTGATGCAATAACGCCTGATGAGGAAACAGCGCTGTATAAGTTAGCTGAACCTCTTGGTAAAGACATAGTTGATAACTTAAAAGTCAAGGTACAAGAGATGGCAATTCATGCACATAACTACAACGCATGTATTGAAAAAGTCGAAGGAATGATAAACGGTAAAAAACAAAACAAAAAAGGAGATAAATAATGGCTGATATCAATGAAACATTCGATAGTGTAACTGGAGAACAAAGTTTCTTTATTCCTGGTAAAAAGAAGGAAAAGAAGAACGATTACAAACCTTTTGCTAAAGGTGATTACTTTGGTCACATTATAGAATGCACATCAAAGAAAGTAGATGTAAAGGGAGGCAAGCATAGAGCTAGGTTATATACCTATGTCTTTGAAGCATCCGTAGAAAACAAAGAAGTTACTTTTCAGTATGAGAACATAAATGGAGAGATGGAGGATACTAAAGGTGACTGCTACGTGGGCAGTAAGTTCAGAGGTAAGGTCTGGAGGTTTTTAGAACCAACAGCTAACGATAGCTTTGAATCATACCCAGAGGGCAACCAAGGATACATGAGATTCTGTGAATCTATTGGCATTGAATGCCCTGTAGAAAAGAGAGTTGTAGATGGCAACGAGATAGAAGTACAGTTGCTACCAAATCTTAATGAAGCGGACATGCTTGGTAAACCAGGTATTGCTTTTGTTGACCTAGGGAGACCTTGGACAGACAAAGAAGGTAAGAGAAGACAATACTGGGATGCTAAGTTTATTAAGAAGTGGGCGGAAGGTCAAGTTAAAACCATAGCTGGAGATAACAATGCGATACCGTTCTAATAGAAAAATAAGCAAAACAAAGAAAGTGTTTATAAACTTTATGTACAAGATGGGAATGCCTGTTAAGCGCATAAAGAAAGTGGTGGGATTGTCGAGGGCTACCGTATATAGACACATTAATAGATAATAATCTTGGGAGGGCGGAGACCCCACGTCATATCACTCTGCTCTCCCACTCCCTACAAGGGATAAATAAGGAGATAAACAATGGTATTAATTAGATTAAAAGATTATGTGCAGGGTTATGATGATATGGATTATATTAGAATTGACAGTGATATGAATCATATATATTATTATAGTAGCTGCGGTGATTGTGACCTGCGCTTAATGGATGAACAAGATATTAACCGTATGTCAATTTATACTTATAATAAAATGTGTGATGACATTAAAGAATTGTATCCTGATTTCAAAATTAAAAAATTTAAATTTATAAAACAAGATACAGAAAAAGATAATGAAAAAAATAAAGGAGATAATGATGGCAGACGCTTTCAAAAAAAATTGGGGAAAATCCAGAATGAGGTTTTGTCCAAAAAACAAGATAGCTTGGAGTCAAAAGAGAGATGGTACAGTGGTAACACACAGAGATATGCCAACGTACGGAATGGAAAGAGAAAATATTCCTACTGGAATACAAAACAATGGGCCGATAAATAAAGGAGATAATAATGGGTAGAGCAATAGACATGCAAAAAGATATTGAAATGTTAAAAACAAAGCTAGAAAGATTAGATAATATAGTCAGAGGTATGGCTAGTGAATTATCTGAGGTAACAAACGCAGTATTTGAAGAAGAAGAAATAATAGAGGAGACAGAAGATGTCAAAGAAGAAGCCGACAATCAAGGAGATGGAGAAGGTGATGAATCTGATGATTCAGCAGATACAGGCGATGATAGCAAAGATAAATAAATTAGAGTATATTACTGAGACATATCATGAATATAAAAACGAAAAAGAAGACTTTATTAAATACCTCAATAAAAAAATTGAGCAGTCTAATAAAGACAGAAATGGCGATAGTTCACGTAACAACGAACAACAAAAGGTTTCTAAGTCTACAGGAAGCAATAAAGGAGCAGGAGACAGTAGAAAAAAAAAGTCAAATAGTAAAAAAAAAGAGGGAACAGATAATGAAAGTGTATGAACTATTATCTAAAGTGTTATCCGATAATGAATGGGGTATATTTTTCAAAGGTGAGCCGATTGAAGGATATCCTACTCAGGATGGCATGAAGATGTATAAAGTAAACGAGGTTGCATCAGATAGGCTCTATGATGCTATTAAGAGAGAGATAACGCAAACGGAGAATCAATGCCACGAAGCAAAGGACAGTTCCGAGGAAGGTCAGACAGAGAGCAAGTTATAGATTGGTTAAAAGCCGATTTAAGATACTATCAAAATAACATTGGCGAAACTACTGAGTTTGGAACAATAATAGATGAAAAGTTAATTAACGTAGTAAAAGAAAGAATACAGGTTTTAGTTAATAAGCTTTAAGCAAAAAAATAGGGAGATAAAATGGAAAATGCATTACCATATGATGCGACAGCAGAAGATGCAGTATTAGGTTCTGTGATAACAAATGCAGGGGAATATGAGGCTGCGGCTAGGTACTTTACTGATAGTAGTGTGTTCTATCAGAAGAGAGCTAGACTCCTGTGGAACAGAATAAAGCAAATGGTTCGTGATAAGCAAACCATAGATACTTTAACTGTGTGTATGTCTGTAACACAGGACGACATTAACAAAGGACTTACCAAACATTACATTACAGGATGTACTTCAGATTCGTGCGTCAAAGGCATGACGGAGTTTTATGCCAACAAACTGTACGAAAAATATTTATTAAGAAAGATTATTGTTAAAGCAGAAGAGATAAAGATGCATGCTGAAGACAATGAAAAAGATATATATAAAGTTATAAGCGAAACACACTCTGTCTTGTCTGAATTGATGGACGTGCGTCCCAGCATGGCTACAGACATTGAAGACATCATAGCAGAGACAGTAGACAGTGTAAAGAACAAAACATCAAAACTAATTAAGACAGGCTATCATAAGATTGATGCGTTCTCTGGTGGTCTTACAAGAGGAGAGATAACAATTATAGGTGGTAGACCAGGACATGGTAAGACAACTGTCATGATTAATATGCTTGCCAATATACTAGAAAATGATTACAAAGCCATATTCTTTAGCAGGGAGCTGCCAAACTCTGAGCTTGTAAAAAAGATTGTATGTCTGGAATCAGGAAAGCTATCTTATGGGCAGGTCAGAAAGAATATATGGGACAATAACTCCCTGAAACATTTTGATGATTCTCTTGCTTTTGTAAGAAAGAAGTATGCAAGTGATAGGTTCTTGATGTTTGATAACGTCAGAGACTTTGCTGCATCATCAAGCGAGGTTAAGAAGTTCCAGCCTGACATTATATTTGATGATTACATACAGCTTATTGCATGCGATAGCAGAGAAGACCAAAGAAGATTACAGATTGAGAAGCTTGTCAATGATTATAAGTGGCTAGCAAAAGAAACAGATGCTGTAGTTGTTCTTGCATCACAGTTAAATAGAATGATAGAAAGAGCAGGTATTAGAGGCAAGGCATTGATGCCACAACTATCTGACCTAGCAGAGAGTGGAGCGATAGAACAAGTAGCAGAGAACGTATTCTTTTCTTACTATGATTACAAGGTAAGAGGAGAACAAGGTAAAGGTAAAAACATCTTAACTATATCAGCAGGCAAGGTTAGATACGGAGACAGCGGTGATGTTGATTTAGCATATGATGGTAACAAGTGTAAAATACACAATGATATAGGAGAAATGATAGATGTCAAAGCGCCAGAACAACTTAAAATACATAGGAATTGACCCAGGTAAAAGCGGTGGCATCACTGTCATTGATGAAGAGGGTAATATAGAGGCATATAAATGTCCTGAAAAAGTTTTAGATATGTCTATGACATTTAAGATAATAATAGGAGATACTGCTCCAGATAATGTAAAACTATTGATGGAGAGAGTATGGGCAAGACCAGGTAACGCAGTAAGAGCTGCATTTACATACGGTGTTAACTATGGGCAGTGGCTTGGTGTTGCAGCATCATATGAAATAAAGATGTATACAACACTGCCAAACGATTGGATAAAATGGGTAGGCTGTCCCAAAGCATTGCCAGTAGCAGACAGAAAGAGATGGCTTAAGGCAAAAGCAAAGAAGTTGTATCCTAAATTAAAGAAAGTAACACTTAAAACAGCTGATGCAATATTGATTGCACACTACGCAAAAAAGGAGTTTTTTAATGAGTAAACTAAAATGTTGGCATTGTGGTGAAGATATGATATGGGGTGGTGATTTTGATTATGAAGATTACGGTTTGGAAAGAGAAGGCATTGTAAGTAATTTTTCATGTTCAAATTGTAAGGCTACCGCAGAAGTATATCTGCCGTTCGATTGATATACTTACAAGATATAATAAGAATATTTGGAGAATGCTACAGACAAAAGGGAGGTACATGGGTGAAAGTAACAGAAGAATATGCTAAAGGTTTTGACTTAGATTTAAAGTTTGGACAACTAGGTGAAGCCTTTGTCAAAGACATGCAAGATGGTAACAATAAGATAGAGGTAAAGACCGAAAGAGATATATGGAAAACAACAGGCAATATTGCTATTGAATTGAAGTATAAAGGCTATCCATCAGGCATATCAACAACAGAATCAAGCACATGGGTGCATTTATTGAGCTATAAAGGTGTCATACAGGGCGGATTTATATTCCAGGTAGACTTACTTAAGGCTTTTATAAAAAAACGCCATAAAGATGGTAATTTAAAAATGGTGATGGGTGGAGACGATAATATGAGTCAGATGGCATTACTGCCAATTAAAGAATTATTTAATTCCACGCATATTTAACTCTCGAGCAAGATTTTCAATTCTTCCTGCATCCATAACTTTAGCTGAATCTAGCTTTATTGGGACAAATTTGCCTTTGTATTTCTTTAAAGTTTTGTCTGATGGTATGATTCCAAGTGTTTGGTCCCAACGTGTAGGATAAAGCTTTTTGAAATATTTTAAATTTTCTTCAAGTTTATAATTGTCGTGATTGGATATCCATTTCGACCATTGTTTTAAAAATCTATCCATTTTTAGGTAGTATTTTTTTTCTTGTTCTAGTGCTGCGCTCCAATAAAAGTTTTTATCTTTACCTTGGTCTAATGCTAGTTTTTGTACATAAGCTTTATATTCATTTCTTATAGTCATATATTTCTTAGAATCTTTTTTGTTTCCTTGTCCATTTAATATTGGATGCAAAGACATTAGTTTGTCTTCTATCGCTTTTGATGCTGCCTTAGATGATTCGTCTGGAAGCATACCGCCTTCTATATATAGATTTTTTCTTGCCCACCACGCATTAATAATTACATCGTTAAAATGGTCCCAATCTTCTGGTTGCATTTTATAGAATCCTTGAAACACCCCACCAGATTTTTCAAATGCTTCTTTTATTTCTCTGTAATGTCCTGTCATCACACTATATTTTATAATCTCTGGCTGCATAAATGGAGTATCTTTGTAGAATTTTCTTTCTAAATCATCTAATTTTTTTTGTTGCAATCTATATGGATGATTATTATTAAGATAAGTGCTTTTAAAATCACGATATGCTGCACCTATACTCTCAGTGGCATCTTCTACTGATTGAAAATATCTCTTATCTCTTATAAGATGTTTTCTCCACCAATTTACTTTTTGAAATTCTACGTCTCCTTTTTCAAGACCATATGCTGCAATATCTAATAAAGTATTAAATATATCTACTGATTGAGAAGCAAATGCAAATGGAAACAAAGGATTGCCTAATGGCGCCTCACCGTTTGCAATGCCAAACATAAATGAACCAATTCCTCCTACCTCTGCATTTTGTAAACCTCTAAATAATTTGTCTCTTAAATGCCTATCCAGTTCTCCTGGTCTTGTTTTTATTTTCATTAAGTCATAAAGAAAATATTCAGCAGCTTCATTTAATCCATAAGCAGTTGCTAAATAGGCTAATATACGATGGTAGTTACCAGATTTATGAGAATCTTTAAAGGCTTGAACAATTATATTTGTTGAGTTCATAGCTATCTGTGTATATAACATACCTGCTTTTACTAATCCTGATTTATCTGATAATAAAAATGCTGGTTGAAATATATCTACAGTTGATGCTTGTGTTTGCATATGAGCCATTTGTAGTATTTGCAAATGCACAATATCTAATTCACTTTGCAGTTTTGCTCTTTCATTAGGTGTTAGTTTAAATGTTTCTCCATCAAATTTTATGACTTCTCCTGCTTTATTAAATCTTTTTACATCTATTCCTTTTACACCTACAGACTCTCTTCCTGTATAATCAACTTCTGCTGAAGCTAATCCAAATCTTTTTAATAGTTCTATCTGCCCACCTTTAATTATAATCTTTCTTCCAGGTGTATCTGTTATTATAATGTCAGCATTACTTAGTTTATAAAAACTTGTAGCTTCATTTTCTGCTGTTTTTCTTTTTTTAGGAACAGAACCATCAGGCATGTTTGGCAATCTCAAATCATCAACAAATTTTGGTAATCTTTGTAGTGATAAAAACATACTACTTAAACGACCAATTTGTTCAGATGTTGGAAATCTCATAGTATTAAATAAATCGTCAAACAGTTTATTGACAAAAGTATTATCTGCTTCTGTCAACCCTGACAAACTAAGCCCCATGTATCCAGTTCTTGAGGCTTCCATTCTTTTTGCAAAAGACATTGCTCTTGCTGCATTATAACATATGTCATTTAAATCAAACCTTAAAGCATTTTGAGACATTGCAATTCTAAAATTTTTAACTGGACTTCCAATACCAGATAAATTTACCCTTGATATATATTTATTACCTGAGCCTATAAATCTAGCAATATATCCAAGTGGACCATAGTCTTGTGGTGTCATTAAACCAGACCTAGAAGATATCATATTATGTATATATCGAGGTATAACACCTTTTTCTCTTGATAAATCAACTAAAATTTTTGGTATGTTTTTATTTATTTTTAATCCTGGCATGTCTACCATAAAAGGTAAAGCTTCAAGATTTGCTATAAGTTTTGCAGATGCTCCTGCATAAGATGGCATATATGCATCATACTCTGTATTATATACGTCTATCCACTTGTTTTCTTTTGATATAAATACTCTTTCTCCTAAATACATTTTTCTTTTTAACATATGCTTAGGATTAAACATATTTGCACCAAAGTCAGACATTGTAAGCAAATCTGCACGTGCTAACGCTCTTCCTTTTTCATAAAACTCATTGATTTGTTCAGGAGTAACTTTAGCTGTCCCATATTTTTGTTCAGCTAATTTTTGCGCATGATACAAAGCTCCCTTTTGTTCTTGTCTTATAAGATTTAAAGTATTAGGGTCGTAAAAGTTTTTAAAATCTTTTGTAATTGTATACGGCACGTAAAAATGTTTTATAATTTCTTGTATGGGATTTTGCTTTATAAACTTTTGATACTGCGCATCATTCATGGATTTTCGCAAAGCAATTTTTATCATGTCCATAATTTTTCTTGTATACTTGTAATATACTCTTGCAATCTGACTCTCAACAGTATCTATTCTTAATGTCCCTTTGTCTGTATATATATTGTTGTAAAAACTTTCAACATTTTCTAATCGTTTTACTGCTACTTTATCTTCTGGATGTTTTTCTACATGTTTTTTTAAGTTTGGATATCTTTTTGGTTCTAAAGTCCACAGCTTATTTTTAATTTCTTTATCAAATATTTTCTTGCCATTAATATAAACTTTCTTTTGCTTTCTTATTGCAGGAGTAACAAACTTCCCTTTTTCAACAGCATCATAGTGTAAAATTTTATATGCCTCAACTTCAAAACCTTTTAAAAGACCACCTACATCTTGTTCGATTGCTGAGTGTTTTGCTAAATCTAAACCTAGCTGAGTTAATACTCCTCCAGTTTTTAATTGTTTATCCAGCCATGCAAATCCTTGCGTTGCATCACCAAGAAGATAAGTTTCTAGTGCAATCTGTTGTCGTGTAGGAACATCTCTAACTATTTTTTGTACATTTTCAATGTTTATTGCATCTTGTATATTTGAAAATCTATTTCTTGTTTTAAATTCAGGACTTGTATTGATGATATCGAGTAAACTTATAGTTTGTATCTCAGATAAATTTAAAAGACTAACTTGGTCATCAGGTAAATCCCTATACTCATCAAAAATCTTTTTAATGAACTGTTTTTGAGCATTTTCATCATAACCTGCATCAACCAGTTTATCTTTTGCAATCATAATGTTTTTAAATCTTAAAGCAGATTGTTTTCTTTGTTTTAGTTTTGTTGTTTCTGCTCTTGATATTTCATTGACAAATAATGCTATCTCCTCTGAAGGAGTATTCATGTTTAATTTTCCTATAAAATTGTCAGCATCTTCAATGCCTGCTTGTTTTGCATAAAAATCTGCCATCTCCATTGCATCAGAAGCATTCATATCTTTTGTAATTTCTCTAAATATTAATTTTGTATCACCAATAAGTTTTTTCTTTAACTCTTTATTTATATCTTTGCCTTTATCAACTTCTTTGGAAATTTGTTTTGCAGATTCTTTTGGTGGTTTTCCACTAACATCTTTAATAGTAAGTCCAGGAGCTTTAATGCCTTCAATAAATGCTTCTTCAAATTTACCTAATTGACCTTGTTCAATTTGCTCTCTTGCATTAGCAATTTTTTCTAAAGCTCTTTTTTGTATTGCTAATAAAGTTTTTCTATCTTGTTTGTTTTCATATAACTTTATGATTGATTTATCTGCCTCAGTTAAAGAAGCAGCGTCCATTGCATGACCTGCCATTAAATTAAATGCAGACCTTTCTTGAGGAGTAAGACCAACAGCATCTGTTCCAGCAAACGTAATTATTTGTCTTTTGTAATCTTTTGCCTTTACTCCTTTAAATTCAGGAATTGTCTTTAAGGCTCCTGTAACTTTTGTTGAAAATTTTGGAAACAATAGTTCTGCAGGATTTTTTGCTCCAAGTTTTTGTATTTTTAAAGCAAGCGATTTTGGAAGGTAAACTATTCTACCTGTTTTTACGCCTTTATTTTTTGCTGCACCTTTTATACCTTGAGGGTCTTTAGTTTTTGTCCCACGAGTTAATTCTATAAAATAAACATCATCTTCAAATTTAATGTGCGCACCTCTTAATGCATTTATTTCTTCTATCCTTATTGGATATCTATCGGCTAATAATAATCCTAATTTATCTGCTTCTGATGCATTTTTAAATTTTTTAGTTAATTTACCTGATTCTTTAAACCAAACCTCCATAGCAGGCAAAGATGGTCTTTCTAAAGTTTTAGCTGCTTTTTCTTCTCCTAATTTTTTTGTATATTCACCTAATATCGAATCTGGAGCAGGATGAGTTTTAATAAAATCTGCATCTTTTAATTCTTTGAATGTTCTTCTTAAAGCAGTGGTTTCTCCTGTAGATATGGCTGCTAATGCTCCCTTAGCTCTTCTTTGTTCTATTAGGCCATCTAAAAAATTAACAACATCTTTTTTTGTTATATTAATTAGACTTTTTTTGTTAGAACTTTTTAAAAGCTTACTTACAAATGGCATGTATTTATTTATATAAGATGGTGTCATTACTTCACTTAACGCAGCAATATCAAGTTTGTCTTTAATTGCAGCAACAGAAGATTTTGTTTTTGCTATTTTTTCAAGCTCATCGCCTTTTATATTTTCTGTTAATCCTTCAATTTCTTTATCTGTTAATCTAGTATTTTTATATTTTTTAGATTTTTCGTCTTTAATTTCAATTACAAATTTTCCTAAATCTTCAATTCTTCTTGATAGTCTTGATATTGCAGTAGCAAGTTGTTCAGGTTCATTGATATCAATTCCTTGTTTTTTAGCATCAGCAACTGTTAATACTTTGCCCTCATTTTTATATTTATTGGCTTCTAATTTATCTATGTTTATAATATCTCCATCAGCATTAACAACCTCTTCTCTGGATTCATCTAAAACAGCTTTTTTCTTTTTAGGTATTTGTTCATTTTTTGCTAAACCCTCAATAACAGTATCATTGATATTCTTTTTAATAATATCATAACTATTTATTTTTGTTTCTAATGCTTTCAATATGCTTGTTTTTTGAGCATCAGATAATTCTTCAACTTTGTATTCTTCTTTAAATCTATTTAAATATTCTGTTTGCCCATCTGTAAGATTATTTAAGTCAATAGTTTCATTGTAATATCTCATTATATAGCCATTATAACTATCTAATGCAACAGGCATAACGGTTGTCAAGAATGCAATATCATCGTCTGTTAGTTTGGATAAATCAACGCTAACATAATCACCTTCTTCATTTTTTATTCCTGCTTTGTTTAGTATCTTAAATGAATCTCTTACTATTGTAGATATTTGCTTTAGGCCATCTATTGTTTCTAACGCTTGTGTTTGTCTATTAATATCAGTTTCAAAAAATTCAAACGGTGTTTCTACACCCATATCTTCTGATATATTCTTAATGCTTCTATTTAATTCTTTTGATACTTCATTTGATGAATGCTCTATGTCAATACTTTTATTTGACTCATGTTTAATGTCTTTAATAATATCATTTTGTATACGATTCAATAAACGTGGCACACTTTTATTTTGAGGAACAATAGCAGTATTTGAATTATTTACATCATATTTAGCAATTCTATTATTCTCTACTACTTCAAATTCAGCTTCTACTGGTTCAGTTTTTGTACGGTCTTGCCGTGATTGTCTATCTACATTTTTATCTCTTACAGTAAGCCCCTTTTTAAGTCTTGGCCTTAACACCATGTCTCTTATTCCAAACAATAAAGGCATTGTAGCACCATACGTAAATGAAGCTGCTGCAAATCTTGCATAACTAAAGTTACCATCTGCGTCATTAAATTGTTTTGAGTATTCTTCATCTAATAGCATGGAACTTGCAAACGATGCACCTATTATACTGTTTCTAGATATAGGATTAGTCAAAACTTTTCCTGCATAGACACTTGCATTCCTTGAACCCATTTTCCATTTAGCATTTGTCCACATCTGCGCTTTAGCTAATGGTGTTGCTACGCCATGTAATATAGCTCCAGCAACAGCTCCATCTTTGAAATATTCCCAAGTATCCATCATTGTATCTACAAAATTTACAGAACCATCGCCATTAACATATTTACCTCTTTTGCTTCTTTGGTCTGCCCTTGAATTAAACTGACCAATTACTGCGCTACCTGAACCCATCCCTATACTTCCAGTAGCCATTTTGTTAATAAATTCTCCAGAATTTTTGACTACTCTTTCAGTTAGTGAAGGACTTAAATTTTTTCCTCTTATAAAATATCTTGGATAATTTTTCTGCGCCCATTTCATTACTTGAGGTAGTAAACGACTTCCAGCCTTACCTACCGTCATTTGCGCTCCTTTTACACCAACTCCATATCCACCCATAAATGATATTAGAGTTGTTGGGTCAGCCATAGCAACTATGCCTTGTAGTATAATGTCCTTTACATCATTGTTGATTTTACTATAATCTACATCATATAAATCTTCCCCATACATTTCTCTGTACTGCAATGCAGGAACAGTTTGGTTTAAAGCTGACTTTATTGATTCTCTTCTAGCTTCAGGTACATACTGTCCTCCCCAGCTTTCTGGGTCTGTTAATAAAGCTCCAACTCCACTTATATAATTTGCTTTACTTTCTTTAAAAAGTTTTTCGGTTATGCTTGTTATAGGTGATAAAGGATTTACATCAGATAATTCTAAACCTTTTTTTTGATTTTCTAAAAATTGTTCTCTTTGTATTTGTGAAGTTTTTTGTTTCCACTCTGGAGAATCTATATTTGGTATTCTATTAGTTAAACCATATTTACTTTCATATTCTTTGTAGGTTTGCGGTGGATTATCATTAAGAGCTTTTTCTTGATTTTCAAATATATAATCTAAACTATCTGTAAAATTATTAATTGAATCAGTGGTTACTTCAATATCCATTGGATTGCTTGTATATTGTTCTTCTTCAACAAATATACTATCAGCAGGTGGTAAATTAAATTCTGGAAATTTTGTTCTTGCTAGTTCCCAATATTGCGAGTCTTCCCATCCTACATGTGGAAAGTTTTCTTTCATTACGGAAAGAATTGTATCTTTTTTAAAATCCATTTATTATAATTTTATATTTTTTAAAAAATCGTCTGTAAGTTGTTCATACAATTGATGCATTCTTTTAACAACAAATTCAATTTCTTTAATTGCATCTTTATTGTTTTTATATTTCTGTATAAATGCAGCATCTTTTATTATCTTTTTAATTAATTGTGCTTGTTCTGGTGTTTTAAAACCTTTTACTTTTACATCGCCTTGAGCTTTTCTTAATGTTTTTCTTAGCTGAGTAACACTCATATTAGCTAAGTCGCTTGGAGATAGTTTGCTACCATCTTCTTTAAATAATTTTTTTACTGGTGATTTTTCTGGTATAACTCTTTGCACAGCCTTATTAATTCCTTGTACACTTTCAACATCTTTAAAGGTTGCGTCACCTAAATCTGTCATTTTAGATTCTTCTACTTTTATATTTTCATCAAAAGTTTCAGGGTCATTTTCTATTTCTACTGATGTTCTGTCAGGCTTTAAAGATTCTATTATTTCCATTTGTGCTTTATCAACTATATCTTGCGCAGCCTTTTCGCCAGCCTCCCTATCTAATCTACCAAGTAATTCATCTAGTGAATTTGGCTCTGATTTTGTTTCAACTACATCTGCATCAAATCTTTCTTCTAAAACACCTGACTCTTCTAATTCTTTGCTAAATTCTTTTTGACGAGATTCTTTATCTATTTCATCTTGAATTTTTTGTTCTCTGGGTGATAGCCTTGATGTATAACTTTCTAATGCTTGGCCTATTTTTGTTCTGGCTATCTCTTCTTTAGCAGGAGCATCAATTCCAGTAGTAAAATCTGTGCCACTCCATAATTTATACTCACTATTTTCTACTTCAATAGCAGATTCTATGTTTGATATTTCGGTAGCGTACAACTGTAATACTTCCTGATAACTCATATCTCTTGTCAACTCATTAAGTCTTGCCACTGCTTCATCAAAGGTTAATTCATGAAATAATGAACCTGGTGTTTGAACTGCATCATTAACAACAGATTTTTTTAATTCTTCTTCTGCTTCTACTATTTCACCACTTTCAGATACAATAAATTCTACTGCAGCATCACTAGTTTTTTTACCTGACCTAGTTACCGCATCAAGTAATTTTTTTTGATGATTTTTTATTGCATTAATAGATTTTATTTTACCCGTAAGATTGTTTTCTATTCTCTTAATGTTATCGATTTTAGCTTGTTCAAATCCTTTTAAATCTCCAGTAAGAATAAAAAATATTTCATTGTCGGTAATTACACCGTCATTTTGAAATGCTTCTACCATTGTATTTAAAGTTCTTTCATATTCATTAATACGATTAATTACCTGCTTATCGTTCATTCCTCCAGAATTTGAATATCCTACATAATTTTTAAACTTAGATTTATCTGGCCCTTCATAAACATATGAATTAAAATCAGTAATATTTCTTAATTCCATCATTACATCTTCAAGAGTCATGTCTTTATAATCTTGAACTCTGTAATCAATAAACTTATTTGCCATTCCTGCAGCTACATCTAAGCTAGATTGATAGTTGCTTAAATCTTGTTTTTTATTATTTATTTTATTTTGTGTGCCTGATAAAAGAACTATATCAGATACATTATTAGTAGTTGCTGCCAAGCCTTGTACATAGTTACTAGATAAATTTAAAGATTGTTCATTTGTGCTTGAATCAACAAGAGCATTTAATTCATTTAAAGCATTAGTCTTTTTACTGCTTGTTGCTGATGTTGTTGTACCTGAAGGAGTTATTAAATTAATTAAATCATCAAATCCAAACTTGTCTTTTTCAGGTGTAAATTGACTTCTGTATGCTTTTTCTAAATCTCTTATAGACATTATATACCGTATCTCATTGCTAATGCAGTTTCTCTGTATGAATCAATTGTATCTTGAATGCTTTTTACAGCCTGTGTTTTAGAAGCTGCCACATCAGATAATACATCTGTCATCTGCCTGCCATATACATCTTTAATGTTTTGTTGAAAAGATGTTAATTGTCCACTGCCTGCAAAACCTCCCGCTGCTCTTGATGCACCTCTGTTATAAGCGCTTGTTAATTCATTTAAAAATGACTGACCAGATGTTTGAAGTAAAGGTGAATATGCTCTTCCACTTAAAGCTTCAATTTGTGATTTGCTAATGCCAGGAAACATTCCAGCGGTTAAAAGTTCTTCACCTGCTTGAGGCGGCTCACCCTCATCGTAACCTATTTGATACATCTGTGTTAAAGCATCTGCAAAATCTTGTCCGCTTATTTGAGATAACCCACTTAGTCCCCCTGAATAGTCAGCTAAACCGCCACCAAGGCTTTGTAAATTTGCAATTATATCTTGAATCATATTATTTTACCTTAAATTAATTAAAAATCATAAATCAATAAATTTTGAAAGTGCTTTTTTCTGTTTATCAGTCATTTTGCTAAGTAATTCCTTAATAGATGTGCCAAGTGCATCGTCACCCAATAGATATACATTATCTTTTAATCCTTTAGCTACGGATGGAAGAAACTTTACATAATCTTTTGTGCCTTTTAATGCCGCATCTTGTCCTAAAAACGATGCAGTACCTTCATAAAGTCCTCTTACTCCCTGTCCTATTGTTCTTGTCTCTAATGCTTTATTTACTCCAGCTTTAAATATACTTAACGGGTCATCTACTATTGAGTCTTCGTATGCATCTAACATATCTTCTCTTATTGATGCATCCTCTAAAGCTCCTTCTTCTATAAAAGTATTCATATATTTAGAAGTGTCTAAACCCATACTTCTAGCAAAGTCTAAATTTTCTTTTTGCTGTTCTGCTGTCCTATAAACATCAGTAGCTCCCCCTATACCGCCTAAAATAGTGCCTGCTAATGGATTAAAAATAGTTAATATTGGAGCAACAAAGTCTACAATCTCACCAAAAAGTGTTTTATTTTTTTCCTTTGCTAATTGTTCTGCTTGAATTTCATCTGCCTTTTGCAAATCATCTTGATATATTTTTTTAAATTCTTGTTGTCCTACCGCTTGTTCTATTCTTCCTGTTTTTATATTTCTTTGTGCTTCTATTAAAGAATCAGCAATCGTTTGTTGAGCAGCGGCTCCTATATATGGATTGATTCCATTTGACATAAATTACTCCTTTTGGTCTCCTATTCGTCTGTTAAATATATTACTTATTATCATTAATTACAAATTGTCTTAACTTGTTATATCATGCCTTAATACCAAACTAACATTTGTATCGCTTCCATTTGATGGTGTGGTTAGAAAAAAACCATATATTCTTCCCTTTGTCATAGGGGCATAATCACTTCCTATTCCTGGGCTTGTCATATCTAATTCTAGAAATGTATCATCTGCTATATCTATTGAATGGTCTTTTCTATATATTTGTGTTCCAGGTGATTCTGTTCCATCTTGTGCTTCATAAACTCTAAGAATCATTGTACCATTTTGTGCTATTTCTGACCTAAAGCAAAACTTTTCTAATCTGCAATTATATGGTGGTATAAATCCTATAAACTCATTTTGTCCTGCCGATGTAGTTCTTTCAAAAATATAGCCTGTTATTGGTAAAAACTGTGAGGTTTGACCTGCAAAAAAACCTATTGTCTTGGTTTCATAATGATACTTGCCTACACCAATTATATCTGTTCCTGCATCATCTGTAAATGCTAAACAATTAGGTGTATCATTTTTTACCCATATTTGTCCTCTGGCTTCTGTATCAGAATTTGCATTAGCAGTTTCTCCAATTTTTAAATAATTTGTTATTGTTAATTCTTCAGTAGCATAAGCTAATAAGTCATCTCCATCATACTGTACTAAATTATTGCCGTATGTAACTTCTCCAACTACAACAGCATTATTTGCTAATTGTATTAATGTACTACCATTATCTTTGATATAAACATTACCACCATCAGCATCTAAGATTATATCGCCATCTACATCAAGTGTTAAATGTGCTGTTTGACCACCACCATCTTCTGTTGTGCTAATTATAGTTTCTCCATCTGCAAATGTTTGTATAGCAAAAAAATCATCTGCATTAGCAGAACTAACAAATTTTAAATCTGTGCCACCATCAACAATATTTTGATATATGCCTATATTATTATCTGCTCCTAATATAGCGTTATAAATTCCATAATTAGTTTGAGTCCCACTTGTTCCTCCAATTAAAGTGTTTCTAACGCCATAATTATTTACTGCACCCACATGGGTTACACCATCGCTTCTTAAGGCTACATCTATTGATATATTATTAATTGTTTGTCCACTTGCAGAAATACCTGTATGGTCAAAATCTACAAGCAAACCACGTACATTAGCAGTAGAAGTAGCTGTATTGTTTTTATCAATAGTTAATGTGCCTGCCATTGTATCGTCTGCATCATTAGTTACAAAGTTAGTAGGGGCTACCCCTGCTCCATCTGCAACATTAAGGAGTGATAAAACTTCTGCTTTAGTTATACCTGATTTAAATGCAGGTGTACCACTATTATCGTATATTGCTGCATTACCACTATCTCCACTTACATTTGCTTCTGCACCATCAGCAACATTTAAAAACGACAATACATTTGCTTTTGTCATTTCAGTAACAACACCATCTGAACCTGCATTATTACCAAGCATTCTTGCATCAGTAACATTTTGCAATTTAGCATATGTGATACCGTCATCTTTTACTCTTAATGAATCAGAATTTATTTCTATTGTAGAATCATCAACACTTACAGCGAAACTTCTGTTAGCTGATATGTCTCCACCTCCTGTAAGTCCATCTCCTGCAGTCAATGTTATAGATGTATGGTCTACATGTTCATTTGCAACAAAATTATTTAACGAATCATGGTCTATCTCTGCAGGCACAGCAACAGCAGTTATAGTTGTACCGCTGTTTGTTACACCTACACCACTAGAACCTAATATAGAAAAATCTGCAGAACCTCCTGTATCTTCAGCTTTACTGCCTGCTCCTGTATCTGTTGTAATACTTACACCTGTAATGTCACCATCACCTGTACCTGCGCCAATATATGAACGTAGATTAGCGCCTGTTACAAACTTAACAACACCAGAATCAGACATTAAGAACTTATCTGTATCGCTACCTATTTCTTCTATATTACTAATTAACAAAGTTCCTGATGTATGAGTAGATGTTGATGTTATTCTTAAATTACCAAATGAATCTGTCCCTAATGTTGAGTTCAATGAAGAATTATAAGATAATTTTAATGTATGGATATTTGCCGCAGATTGCCAATTGTCATCAAAATCTGTATTACGTTTTATTTCTAATACTGAGCCATCATACAATAATGTAGGCTCTGCATCCACACTGTTATGCATTTGACCAATTGTAAGCAGTTGATTTTCTGCTGTGCTGCTTATGCTGTCATGTGTATCATTTGTAGAATAATACCAAGTTCCACCATTAGCTTCACATGTTTCTTGGTCTGTATACCGTTCTAACGAGCAATATGCCTGTTTATAGCTTATATTATTTATAGGTAGTGTTAAATCATTAACAACTTGTTTTCCTGTCTTAAATTTAATTTTTCCTAAATCGTTAACAAGATAATTATCAAGACTTTCTTCTGTATTTGCTATTTCTTTTACAGTTAAATTATCTGTTGTTAAATCTTTTATGGTTGTTTTTCCAATCCTGCTAAGCTCTTGCATTTGATTTGCAACATACCACATACCACCAGCTTTTGTACAAATAAATACACCACGTCCAGATATTCTTGATATTACAATATCGCCATCATTGCCAAAATTTTTAGCTGGGAAAGTATCTAGAACACGAGTTCTTGAAGCTTTTAAATGTTGAAAATTAGCCATTATCTAACTCTTTTAACTCTAAAACTTATAGATATATCATTTATTTCAAATCCAGGGTCAACTGTAGTAGAATAAAATTGAAGTTGCAATGAATTTATTTTAGAAAAATTGCCAGGATTTGTAAACTTAAGTTCTGCAGTTTTCCAATCACCTCCTGTGTCTAGTAATCCATTAGTATGACTATAACATGCTGTATTAGTACCTGAAAATTTACTAGATGTAGATATTGATGTACCGTCTTCTGCTGAGGCTACAGCACCGTTTATTCCTGTTTTTACTAATACTTTTGAATTGTTTCCATTTGTTGTTTTATATGTTACATATATTTTATATATCTTTTTTTTATTTGCAATATTTCCAAACGTATATTCTTTTGTTGAAAAAGCAAAAACTTTTATAGATACTCCTGATGTAGTTGTTTCTGCTCCTTGATGATAAACTTTTGGTTCATAATATAATTTCTTTATACCATTATGCGTGCCATTATAAAATATAATATCACCATCTTCATTAGTTATCATATTGCTAATATTCCCAGTGTTACCTTCAAATGTATCATGAATTGCTTTATGATTAAAAAGCCATGATTTGGTTGGAAAATGATAAGTGTAAGAATCAGGAATTGCTGTAACTGATACAGTTTTTGATGAAATTTTAATAAATATCATATCATCTTTTTGAGAATAAGCAATGACTGGTATATTGGATTCAATGCTCCAGTAATTTTTAGAATATCCAGAGGTAGCATATACTCCAATTTTATTTTCAATTAAATTTGTCAATGTTTCACCATCATATAAATAACATCCTGATTTATTTGCCCACACTATACCATAAGGTGTTTTAGTAACACTGCATTGTTGTAAGACACCAACATTGTCAAATGTTTGTTCTAAGAACTCAAAGTCACCTGATACATTAATTACAAATACTTTTCTTTTTTTATATTGTAAAATTTTATCTTTATAATATTCCAATGCAGTTATTTCATCACCATCATTAATTGCAACATCAATAAAGCTTGAAGCTGGTAAAATATTATATTTACCTATTGGTGATTTTAACATTCTATCTGAATATATTCTACTGCCTTGCTGTATATTTCCAACATACAGTCTATTATTAGCAACAACAGAGCATTTATATCTTGCAGTTAAAGTTTCTGCTGACATTGCATCTTCTTGCGGAACCATTGTCTCAGATTCATAGCTATTAACCTCATTAAATTCTAATAAATTCTCTCTAGATTGTGTAAATTGATACTTTGCAGTGCTTGAATTTAAAATACCAGTAGATGTAATTCCTGATGTAGTTGAATGAAATTTTTTCGTTTCTAAATCTATAAAAAATTGTTTGTAATATATGTCTGACTGTGTATCTTTCATATAAAAATTAATTTTTTTATTGTATCTATTTTCTATCATATCTTTTTCACAGGTAATAGTTACAGTTGGGCAAGTTCCTATCTGAATAGCATTTATAGATTCTTCTGATTCTGTAAGAGGACTACCAATTATATCTTCTAAAAATACAAAATTAGACTCCTCGTTAAATCTATTAATTGTTGTTACTGCTAGTTTATATTGCCTGTCACCCCATGAAGTAGAAGAGCCAAAACTAGGAGTATTGAAGTTAAAATCGATATTAAAATTACCTCCAGAAACATTAAAGTTGTTTAATAATTGAGAATTTTCTGCAGAAACATCAGTTTCTTCAAGGCCTCTTAAATTTAATTTACATATTTTCATTCTACTAAAAAATGCATAAGATGAATCTCTGCCTTCTGCATCTGTTCCAATAAAAGTATTGCCTTCAAATCCTTGATTTTGTGGATTTTGCCTCAATGGATTTATAATTAATCCTTCTTCTGGGTAAAATGTTTCAACAGTATGGTCTTCTGGAGTACGAGGCTCATTAGTTATTGAAATTGCAATAGTAGAGTTATTTGTTAAAGTTAAATCTATAAAATCTTTAATTCTAATTTGACATGAAAAAACACTTGAATCATCAGACATTCGATGAAATGAATGATACGTTACCTCACCTGTTTCATAAGCAGGATTTATAAATGCCATATCTGGATAATTTGGAGATGCAAAAACACCACCTGACATTTCATAAAACATTTGCGCATTAAAACTCAAATTTGAACCAGTATGATGTCCATATGTTTTTTCAACATGAGTATAATTATGACTTAATATTTCTTCAAATCCTGTTCTATCAATATTAATTTGATTTATTAAATCTGTATTTACTTCTTCATCTATTACATAAACATCTACTTTAAATTTTGGAATGTGTGCATCTTCATCATATTGTCCAAAAATTTCGTATTCAAATTCTAGTTCTAAGTTGGTAGGATTTATATTAGCATTAAGACTATTTGCAATTACTCCATCTAAGCCTCCTGGTATTACAAAATTTGTAACAAATGTACGGCTTTGAGCTTCATCCGTTGCAAAATCTTCAAAATTTGAATAACTGCTTCCGTCAGATTTTGTTCTATTAACAGCAAATGTATTGACTCTTGGATAGTTTACAGAATCACTTGTTGTTTCAATGTCTCCATCACCAGTAATTATTGAATAGGTATCAGCTAAACCAACTGTAATAGCTTCATTATTAACATCTCCTGTATATAAATTTTGAATTACATTTTCGTATCCACCAATTCCTTCAGTTTGTATTTGTAAATTATTTATTTTTTCTACAAAATCAGTCAATGTGTTTTCATAAAAAATATTTTTATTACCATTAGCATCAGCAAACCTTGGAATCATAATCTGTCTATTGTCCTGCATAATGTTGTTTGGAGTAAGAGTTGAATGTGTATTAAAATAATACATATGGACATAACCTTGAACATTGTCTTGTCCATACCATGCTGCATGTGCGCCTGCATGTTTATTGTCATCTGTAGTTTGATGTGCAATATTTGTAGTCGTTACATTTGAAACTTGACCATTATATAACTCATTAAGGGCATCAACACAATTAATATCTGGGGTAAAAATTACTTCATTATTATTTAAAAAAGACTCACTTGCAATTGGAACTGTTACATTTTCAAATATATTATCTTGCTCAACCCATCCTTTCATACCATCTCTTCTAATACCTTCTTTATCTGTATAATAAAATAATTTATTAGAATTTAAGTTATTAAAATTACCATCTGATATTTTTAAAAATCCATTTACATAATTAAAAACTGGTTGACAATTAGCATCATTCCATCGTATCATATTGTTATGTAAAACATTTGATTTAGAAGAATGTAAAACTATTTCACTTTTATCTAATGTATTGTTTGTTATTGCAGTTATAGTATCGGGTCCATCAGATGTAATAACATTCCCAATATTTGCATTTGAGACACCTGTTTGTTCTGATAATATAAAATTATCAAAATAAACTTCTTGTGTTTCTGTTAATCCAAAAGTATTACCATCACGATATCCAAACTGACCTGCATAAAACCTAAGTTTCCAGTCTGAAACTGTTGTATAATTTTTTGGTACTGTAAATGTTGTTGAATATGTTGAAAACTTTTTTATACCTTCTTTATATGGATTTGATTCTAAATCTGTATTTAAAGAACAGCTCATAGAAACTAAATCATTATGAGCTTTGTATAAAGTAACACCAGCTAATCTAATATATGTTCTTTCAACTAAAGAATTTTGAGGAAATAAATTAAGACTAGCAATAGTAGTGTCTGTTGATGCTGCTGCAAATCCAATAAAATATTCTTCTTTTTGAGTAGATGAGCTTAACCTAGCATTACCTGTATAAAATGTTATTTGTTTTTCTTTAGGAAATTTATAATTTGATGGACTTAAAGAACTTCTTGTGTAAGGTAAAAAAGATGGAAAATGCACAAATTGTTCTTTAGTTTTATTATATATAAAAAATCTTAAACCTTGCCCAAGTACAGCATCATATAAAAAATTTAAATGATACAATGTGTTTTCATCTAATTGAACTGATTGATATGCATATGCTGAAAATGAATCACTTTGAGGTGCATTTATTGAGCCACCACTTCTTTTTAATGATAGGGTTCCTATATCTCCTCCATACATTAACTCATCTTCTCTTGCCGCTGTTGCATTAGAACCTATTACCCAACCATTATTAGAAGCACCTGATATATCTGTATTGCTAAAGTCTTTAAAATCTCCATTATCAATATAATTATTATCTACATAACTAATATATTTTGATGTTGCATTATCACCTGCAATACCAGATTTCCATGCTCCATTATTATATAAAGCAAGGCCAGTTATATTTATTTCATCAACTGTAATTGCAGCTGTTTTAGTTGAATCGAGAGGATTTGTAAAAATTAATATATCATTGTCTTGGTATCCAAAGCCTCTGTCTTGAATATGAAAATCAAGCGTAGCTCCACCTGCACTAGTTACAATAACAAATGTCGCACCTATTCCTGTTCCAAACAATGTAGAGCTAGGAGATTGATGTGTATATGTTTGACCATCTGTCCATGCACTTGACACTCCTCCACCTCCAACTGTTACTTGAGTGCTTGCAAGTCCTCTAATACTACCTTGTGTATCTGCAACAGTAGTTGAATATAATTGCACCCATGGTAGCTTATCTCCATGTGATGTTGCTCCATCACTAGGGTCTACATCACCATCAGAAATTAAATTATGAAATTGCTGTTTTGCAGCACAATCAAAATAAAGAGTGTACTCAGTGCCAGGTATTAATGTAATATTGGGTGCATATTCTATATATCCTAAATTTTTTGATTGTTCATCTGGAATGTTAACGACTTTAGAAAATATAAAATACTTATTATTAAAATCTTGATTAAAAAAAGTAGGTAAAGTTTGAAGCATCGAAGAGCTTAAGCCATCTGTAATAAAGTCCTTTTTAACATCAGCATCTTTTCCTGACCAACTTACTCCATCTAACTTCCAAGAATATATAATATATTTAGAGGTTGTGTCCAAACTTACAGAAAAAGCTTCTGTAGTTAAAACTCTCGTATCTTTATCAAAAGCAGTAATTATTCTACTTTCTCCAACCCCTGTTCCTTCAGTTATAAACATTATCATATTTTGATAAAAATTATCAACACTTGATATTGATTCTTTGTTTTCTAATGTATGAGCAGTAGTGCTATTACTTCCTGCACGAGTCCCTGATGTTAATCCAACATCAAAACTACTACCCATAACAGACAAAGAATAATCTGATGTAAACTGAAATAGACCACGACCATCTTGAAAGTTTTCATTTGTAATGTATTCAGTTTCAATTTCAGGTAATGCCATGCCTGCAACTTTAATAATACCTGCTTTGCTTACAACAGCATTCCAGTTTTGTGCAAATTCCAAATCCCCAATATCTCTTGCATCGGAATACGAATTTAAACCACCTGCAAAATTATTTAATTCAAGAACTTGTTTAGCCATCTATCTTTAATGCTTTGCTTACCTCAGCCCAGATTTTGTCATCAAGTTTGTTAGAACTTCTTTGTACAAGCCAATCACCAACTTTTAAAACTATAGCAATTAATACTTTTTCACTTAATAATTTTGTTGCAACTGTTCCTAATATTTTTCCCATTATTTTTCTCCTGTTTTATTTTTACAACATTTACAAATTAATTCTCTTTCTGGGTGTGCCATTTCTTTTAATATAGCCAATTCTTTTTCTGCTTCTTCAATATACTTGCCATATTTGTTTAAATCTTTTTTCATTGTTTTTACTTGTTTATCAAGCTCATTTGGCTCTTCTACATACTTCTGTATCTTATCTAATTTAAACTTCTTTAAAAGCTGTTTTAAGACCAAATCTAATACTTTCTTTACTATGACACCTTGTAGCATTCTTACCTTTCTATGCAACATCATCTATTACTGCTGCGACTATGCATTGAACAACTCCTTCGCCTAATGTTTGGTCAGGGTCTGCAGTTCTTGCATGCAAATCTTCAACTGTTGTATTTGGCATTTTTGCAAACCAAGATTGCCCTGAACTTATTTCTAATGCGTTTGTACTGCTATGTGCTACAGTAGAACCATCCTGCACAAGCATCACACTTTCATCTGTACTTGTACTACCATCAGTTGTTCCTGTATTTTTTATAAATAAAAACTTTATTTTGTCTGATACAGATATATCATCGTTAGCTATTCCTGCTGCTATACCTGCACTATCTGATAAAAATTTACCTGCTATTAAATTAGCATTTCCTGTGTTATGAGGTACATTAACAATACCATAAAACCATTTTTCGCTAGCATCTGCAGGAGTGTATATAAAGGACAAGTCTTTAAGCGTTGCTTGTATTTCATCAGGCAGTAAAACTGCTTTAATTGTCATCGTTGCATCATCAGCCATTTATATCTCCTTATTACTTTTCAAATCCAAGCCAAGACAAAACAATACTTATAACAAATACCACTGTTGTTCCTATACCTTTCATCCATGATATTTGTTTTTCGTTTTCTCTTACTCTGCCATTCAATCTAATTAGATGTTCATTGTTTTCATTAACCTTCTCTTTTATATGGCCAATATCAGAACACATCTTAGTTAAATGTAATGTTATATTATTTCTATATTCTTCGGTACTATTTTTGTCCATTTTTATATAACTTTGTTATAATGTCTACTAATGACTTATAACTTTTTTCTAATCCTTTTTGTCCTAACTGGATAAGCTTTTGCTGGTCTATTAACTTTATTAGAATAGCTTCAAGCCTATCATGTTTATTTTTCATATCAGAACTTAAATCGTCCTGAATGTATTTATTTTGCTTCCAAATGAAGAATCCAAAACTTATTGCAACTGCAATGGGGACTCCAAATGTTTCTAATATATTTAAAACATCCATTAAACACTGGCTGCTATAACTTCTAATTTTACTTCATTAGCACTTGGGTCAATCAATATACTTTCTAAATCATGTAAAGTTGTTTGAACACTGCCATCTGTATCATATACAGCTACAGAATCGTGAGATGTTCCCATAACAAAACTTTCTCCTGCTGCAAGCAATATTGTTGCTGTTTCATTTACCGCACTAGCTCCACTTCCACTTTCAGTCGTATCTATTTGTAAGTTAAGATTTACTGAATTGCTTGCGTCAAGATTAGTTACTCTTATGTATTTTACATTTTGAACATCCATAGAAGAATCTGTAACATCTACCGTTACTCCAGTTCTTAATATAGTAGTATCTACATTTGCTGGACATGTTACTATTCTTTTATATATATTATTTATACCTGTAATTGAGTATACATTTGTATTGCCAAATTGTTGACCATTTAATGTAATGTCTTCTGTGTGTGTAACTGTTAAGTTTGCCACTTATTCTCCTTACTTGCCTTCTATTAACTCACCCCACAATGAGGTTCGTCCTTTTATTATTTGTATTATATGTACTGTGAATAATCCACCTTTGTAAAAATCCACAATCGCAAATCCATGCGCCCAGTTGATTGGCCTGTTACCAAGCCAAGAATTTTTTTCACTGCTCATATCTTTTAAACATCCGATGCTCCAAGCTGACTTGGGTCCATCCATATGAGTTGCGCTCATTTGCTGTAAATCATGCCAATGTCCATACATTATATTGCAACCAAGTTTTCTTATATGATTTGCTGTATGATACTGCCCACCGTATTGATGTCCATGATAAAAGTATAACTTACCTATCTTTAGTTTTTTTCCAAATGCATAATACTTATATCCTCGTTCTTTAAGCTTAACTGCTTTTGCAAACTTGTATTGTGGTATATAAGGATACTTTTCAACTGCCATATTACACCAGTCATCATGATTACCTTCTGTTAAATACTTTTCTTT